AAACGTTAACATTGACTGCTCCACCAAGCACTCGATTATAATTTTCGGTCAGCATTCCATTTGTGCCAACATTGTACAAAAACCTCAAACTATTCATAATCAAGCAGTTATTTACTGTAGTTGGAAACGAAAGACTTCCGCTGACCAGAACAAGAAAGTTTCCTTCAGGCGTTGATGATGTACAGTTTGTGACTTTTGCTCCAAGGTTTGTCATAGAGCAAAACCAAGACATTCTGTAAATTAGACAGTTCCGAATAATCGTAGTGTCTGCAACATTTGAGCCAGTCAAGTCTACAGAAGGGTTGCCACCTCCGCCCATAAATATACAGTTAGTGACTGAGAGGTTAAGTGCAGCCGATGTTGGTGGGGTACAAACCAATGTTCGGTTAAAGTTGCTAGTAGATTCAAAAACGCATTTGTCAAAACTATTACTTGCGCCAGTCAATAGGCTTACAAGGTGGTATCCATTGGCTGATAATTGTCCCCCGTACCAGTGAATGTTTGAAAACTTTAGGTTTGATTTACCTGTGCCAGACAACAAAATAGCACTGATAGATACGGCAGTTTGCGCGGCGTTAAGGTTACTGTGCCGAACCGGAGCAGCAGTCATGCCGGGGAAGAATGTAGCGGTTGGGTCACCAATAATAAACGTTGACGCGCTATAGGTTCCACCGATAACTACCGATTCGATGTATGTTCCCGGAGCGATGTACAGCGTGTCCCCAGATGCAATGCCTGAAGCCCCTAGTGCTTTTTGCAATGTAGCCCAAGCGGTAGACGGTGATGTTCCGGCGAGTGAATCGTTTCCGCCATCTGCCGCAAGTTTCACATAATAAGTGGCCATTATTCCGACACTCCACTGGCAATCTGTTGAGCCATAATCACTGCGAACTGATTGACAATATCCGTCTGAAACGCTTCATCCTGCGTAACCCACCAGACATTGACAGACGTACCATCAGGCCCAAACGTGCCGAGCAGGTTGCCGGAGTAGTCGTAGATGTCCCCATAAACACGCCAGTCTGTAGACGGTGCTGGTTCCTTTTCAATGCGGAAGTTTTGCAGATTCATTTGCCCACCTTCATCGCATTGGCTTGAACACCCTTGAACGGCATCGTGAGGAACGCCAGCACACTACTTACCGCAGCGGAGACACCCGCCGCTACCGCCTTGCTCCCGTAGAGTGCAAGTACTGCGCCCAGCTCGCTGAGGTCGTGTGCTTGTGCAGTACGGATGCCATCACCGAATACCGAGGTAAAAGCAGCTACGAAAGCCACGATCACAACGACCACTAACCGCTTGATGCTTATTGAGTTCATCTGTTTATGACTGCCTCCAACGCGCTGACCTTGTTTTCAAGTTTACCGAGCCGTTGCTCGATGCGGCGCACTTCCTGCTGTTGTCCATCGAGAGTCGAGATGATGTGTGCCACCTGAGTCTCCAGGCGCGTCAGCCTGACCTGCAATGCCACCCAAGCAGCACCGATTGACATCGTCGTGATAAACGCCTGTATACCGATTTGGACCCACATCTCAGGACTCATACATACACCCCATCAATAACTTCACTCATATCATGGTGCGATGGAGTCGAAGCTTGCACCACGCAGTGGATACAGTTAGCCGTTTGTCCTGGCGCGAAGCGCGATGGTTTGACTGACTGCGTCCGTGTGACCGTAGTCTGATCCGATGACTTCGTAGTATGGCGCTAGGTTCTGAGGATTCCCGCTTGTGTATATCCTGTCATCGGCACGAACTTCGATGTCTGGTGAGCATGTGAGCGTCCATGTGCCAGACTGTTCGATCATGCCACCGACCACGCCTTCAGTGTCGCCGGTGTTGCTTATCGTGCCACGGATCTCAGCGACCTGTATCCAGTGCTGACTGACGCCGCCGATGCCATCTGCCGCATTGACTGTTCTCCAGATCGCGACACGGTCAGCGTACGAATACGCCTGAATCGCGTTCTTAAGCGCTGTGCTGTAAGCTGCCGGGATCATACGAACACCATCGGTGAGAATCGCTTCGCCTGGTCGAGACAATGCTCTCGGAGCACGGCCATTTTCGCATCGACCTGGCCGTCCTTCACATCGATGAGGTGCGTGATGCTGGACGCTTTGCGAATCCAGCCCTGTCGCGCAGCTGTGCGGATGTCATAGCGTTCATTGTTGGCGGGACCGATGTCCTGCCATAAGAGGTCACCACTACCGTCATTGACGGAATAGCCAAGTGTCCTGGTCCACTGCGGAAACTGTGGCTCAGTGGCGCTCGATGTCCCTGCGATAACGCACTGGTAGAGTCTGCCATTCGCGACAGTCGGGATGATGATGTCCCCGACCACGAAGGCTGTGGATGCAGACCAGACAGCCCAGCGAGCGTGATCGTCCACGAGCTGCTGTAGTGCAGTCGAATCCAAGAACGGGTATTGATCGGATGCGACCATCCAAGCGAGACGGTCGAGTGCTTCTGTCCGAGTGAGTGGCATGGTTTACATCCTAAAAACAAAAAGGGAACGGGATAACCCGCTCCCCTTGACTGCGAAGGTGCTACAGACTAGCTGGCGCTGGCCTGAAGAACGATGAGCGAACCAGGAACCTGTGATGCGACAGTCGCATTGACGTTTCCGATGTCGAAGGCGTTGAAGGCATAGCGCTCGGTTGCCTTGAACGTAAGCGCATCCTCGATGAACTTGACCTGGTCAGAGACCTCGACCGATACGCCACGACGATCACCGAAAGCGACACCCTTGGAGAGGTCTCCGAGGACTGCGAGGTCGACGCTTGCTCCGGTAGCAGATGGCATGTTCTGAACGAACGAAATCGGAATACCGAAGAGTGTTGGTTCAGGACCGTACGCGTTCTGGATGTCCATAATGGAGTTTCCAGAGAGTGCGATGAGCTTGTCGGCGCATCCGTTGTAGAACACGGACTTATGCATGAACCAGCGAGGATTCGTGGCATATGGCTGAAGCTTCGAGACCATCGACTGCCAGTTTGCGAGCGTCAAGCTCGAAAGTGCGGACGATGAACCAGAAGCACCAACGACCATCGATGCGATGTTCGCGTATGTTGCAGACAGTGCCTTGATCTTTGGCATGATTCCAGTGATGGAACCATAGGTGCTCGTGCCATCGCCCTGGAATGCAGCTGCATCCTCAGCAAGTGCGAGACCGTATGCGAAGTCCTGCGCCAGCATCGCACCAAAGTCGATGACCGTGTCTTCGTTCAACTCTTTGGAGACGATGGTCAAGATTGCGAGTTTCTTCGCCGCCAGCTGTACTTGGCTGAAGGTGACGTCACTGGCGGTGATGGCCGTTGCTTCACCAGGATAATAAGTCGTGGTGCTGGTCGATGCATTTGGCACGTTGAGTGTGTCAGATGTCATCGGATAGATGCGGCTGTACTTGCGAGCGATTCCGTATTCGTTACGAAGCCAGATCAGACTGGACGAAACGATTTCAGGGACGGTGTATCCACCGGCACTGTCTGTGCCTTCAGTCTGCGACTTGACGCCATGCTCGTTGCACCACTTGGCTGCGGAAGCATTGCCGAGGACCGTACCACGGACCCACTGTCCGAATGCATAGGCCTTGAAGTTTGCTTCGTCACGGGTTCCAGGGAATGGATTCCGAGTGCATCCGCCAGACTTCCATGGCTCAGACTTTGGCGCTTCGGATGCGACAGGAGCAGGAACGTTGCCGAACTCCTTGAGCATGTCGATGCGCTCAGAGAGAGACTTTGCGGATGCGTGGAGGCGATTCGCTTCGGACATGTCGCCGCCGTTGATGAGGACTTCTTTAGCAGCTGCGATAGTAGACTGTCGCTGTGCTTCGAGTTGTTCAATGTTCATTAGGATAACTCCAGGATCATGAGCTGGCGGAGGAGAGCGTTCTTCGCTTCGTCCACTTCGCTCGATTGGTCGACGATGGTTACATCTTCGCTCGACGCTTCATCCCGAAGCTCGTTCCAGATGGTTTTTGCGAATCTTGTCGACTCGCTACGTGAGAGACGAACTGCATCCCGCAGACGTCGCTCCACTTCTCGGATGGATGTTGGACGCTCGAGCATAGCTTTAAGGCTTTGTGCTTCCGCTGCCGGATCCTTTACTTTGCTGTTCAGTTCCTTGGCACGAACTGCGAATGCATCGATGATGGCATCCACATGTCCACTGCCGAGTCCACTGTCATATGCAGCTGTAACACCTGCACAGAGACGCTCGTAGAGCGCCTCGAGTCCTTCATGGACCATTTCCTTGTCAAGGTCGCCGTAGACATTCTCGACGAATGTCGCCACGTCTTCACCAGGTGCGACTGGAATCATCATCTCTTCTTCCATGCCATCCTCCATGTCGCCATACATGTCTTTTAGACTTTTGACCATGTTCATCGGTTCAGCAGGCGTCGGTGTGAGCGAAGCTTCACCGATCGGCCAGCGTGTGATCTCGTATCGACCATCAGACATCTTCTTGCGCTCGACCATGTGACCTGTGGCGCCGGACGAATATCCGAGCTTGCCAGACTTCGCGAGTTCCTGAATCATCTTCTGATACTGATCAGCCATCTCCACCTGGCTCTCATACCAGAGACCCTTGTCGTCCATGGTGATGAAGCCGGTTCCGATGCGTGACTTCCCGACCTGTTTGTCCTGGCCGTGATGGTAATACAGGTTCATCGGCACACGCTCGCCAGACTTCATCGGTCGACCGAAGTCAGTCGCCGCTGTGAAGTAGTCGCCCTCGAGGTCGGCGCCGCCGAAGCGCACCAGGTAACCACGCACACGACCGTTATCATCTGCTTTGATTGCATCACCGAAGGATACCAAAGTCTGCATCATAACTCCTTGACCGGCACGACCACGGCCTGTGGTCCCCACTCATTATTCGGCACCACTTTGCCAAATGCACTGAGAGGTGTGCCTGTCTCCCACAAACGATACCGCGAAGGCCCTAAGACCTGCCGACGCTCCGCTTCACTCAACATCCTGAACTGCTCTTCCTTGTCCGGCATCTCTTCCGGTTCATCGAAACTGCCTGGCGGCAGTCCTGCGAGTTCAGCGTATGTCGGGCAGATTGGAATGACAGTACATCTACAGTTTGGATGCGAAGGTACAACATCTGCAACAGGATTCGGATCGCCGTGCAGTGACCAGCACACAGGACAGACATTGACGTCACCCGCTGAGATGCGACGCCAGCCACGCACAATGCTCAGGTTCGCCTCGAAGGTCTGTCGCTGTGCTTCTCTGTTGGCACGAATCATCTCTGTTCGTGCGATGGTAGCAGCTCGTGAAGGAGCGAGAGTTTCGTACGTCCTCGACATCCTTCGTGCGACCTGGAGCGGATTGAGACCCTGCGCGATGCCGATCGTGACGTGATCGAGCGCGAAAGGTCCTATCGCTTCGAACAGCAGACCGAGCGGTGAGCCGTCAGCCGCGAAGCCGACGACGTTGGTTATCGCTTCGACAGGGAGCCGATTCCACATCAGATCAGCGGTGAGCGACACCGACGAAGGAACACCCGCGACTGCTCGCACGAGATCCTCCTGAATGTCCAGCGACAGCTGTATGGCGCGTCGTTGTCCGTTCGTGGCGATGTCGGTCGCCTGTGGCGCAAAGAGTGCGACCTGTTCGGCCATCTGCACATTGAGCGCCTCGAGGCGGAGCATGTACTCCGAGAGACCACTGATGTCCTCACCTGCTGCCTGTGCTTCCTCGATGGCGGCTGTCACTGCTTCGAGGCGCTTTAGATTGTCAGCCTGGAGCACACCGTACGTCCTGCTCATCTCAGATAGAGCAGCGTTCTCACGGTATCGAAGTTTATTCCGATACGACTCGTTGACTTGATAGATATCAGGCATCGGTGTCAGTCAACTCGTATCCGTAGTATGGATGGTACGACTTCCCGTTTTCCTTCGGCGCCATCTTTTTGAGGATCTCTTTGCGCGCAGCTGTAGCCCAGCGATATCCAGCATCGCCACCCCATGCAGCCCATGCCACGCGACCAGCGGACGGATAACCATCCTCACCTGGTCGGAAACCTTCGGCCTGCTTGTCTACTTCGTGACGTCGAAAGAAACTGTACATGCGAAGGACAGTCGACTCACTGAGCTTCTCGCCATTGATGATCTGGTTCGCCCTGGCCCATGCGACAGCGGTTCCGCCATCACGACCAGCATCACGCCATTCGATGGCGCGCTGTGCTTCCTCCTTCATTTCTTTGGAGGGAAAGAACTTCAGTCCTGACTCAGATGCATCGTCGAATGCCTTCGTCTCTTCCTGGCGCACTGTGACAGGCAACAGGCCGAGGTGCTGGATAGAGTTCAGACCGACAGCCTGGAGTGCCGCTTCTGGTTCAAAACCAGCACGAATCAAAGCACCAGCAGCGCCGACCAGCTTCGCAGTTTCATCGGCAGTTCGAGCTGTCGAGACTGGCGCTGCATCCGGAAGCAGAAGTTCCTGCGCGCCGATCTGGACAGGGACCGCTGTCGGATGGTAATAACCTTCGTCATCATCCGAAGGCGTCACACCAGCGACACGCTTGGCTGTTGCAAGGTCCACGATGCCACTCTTGTATAGTCGCTCCGCTCTCTCTGCGTCCTCATTGAGGTCAGCCTGAAGTGACGGAACATTCGCCACATCGAACTCGAGGTAATCGCCTGGTTGCGTTTCTTCGTAGTCTGGGAGCAGCGCGATGGTCAGCGCTTCGGACATCTGGCGCATCAACGGGATCATGCCATCAGTCCAAGCAGATCGCGTTGCTTGCTCGAGGTTGGAGTATGTTGCGCGCTCGAGGCCGCTACCGAGTTGAAGGACCAGCGGATTGAGACCGAGAGCTGCACACACGCGCTCCTCCGGTTTGCGTCGGATCTCATCGAAGGCCATCTCACTTGGTTTGTGGCTGACCTGCTCGACCTTGAATGGTCCAGTCATCACCAACACGCTGCCGGCATTGTCGCCTGTAAAGTCCTGCTGTAGTTTTCGCTTCGTCTGACGTGCATCGTCTTCGCTGAGGTCTTCGACGCCGCCCTTGTAGTCTGGTCCGACCATGATGCTTGGCATGCCGCCATTCCGGACCATCCCGAATGCAGCTGATGCAGCGACGTTGTCGGTGGCGATCTCACGAAGCACGGACGTGACAGGAGAGCGCCCGAAGCGACTATCCTGCGGATCTCGACCATAGCGGATGTGAATCAAGTCCTCGAGCGCGATGTCGTACGAAGTGCCATCGACGGTGTACTGGTACTTAATGAGCGGATTGACCTTGTTACCCACAGGTCTCATCATGTCAGCCGCTAGGTATTGCAAACCAACGACACGACCAGACACGCGGACCTTGCGGAAGTACGCGTTTCCGAGCAGCTGGTAGTCTGGAAGAATCCACGACCACACGAGCGAAGGCGGAACGTTCGGTGTTGGCTGCGCGAGCAACTGCAAGATCGGATGATCTGCGACTGTCTCGACCTGTCCATCTGGCATCGGTCGACGAACGACAGGGACACCCTGGCTCCAGTTTCGAATGTACCAGTCCATACCGATCGCGACGATCGAGTTCAGCATCAGGTCGCCAGCCTGTGAGCGCCAGTTAAAACTCGAGCCTGGAAGGTTACGTGTCAGCAGGGACCAAAAGTCGCCGTTCCCAGTGCCAGTGAAATAGGACGTCTGTCGCTGAATCAGCGGCGGCGGAAGCAGCGCGGACGGTGATGCGGTTGCTTTTCCGAGAAGTTTGTCAAAGAGTCCCATATGACTATTGTGTTCCTATCATGTGCTAGACTGCACCCCACCCACCGCCACGGCCCACGAGCTCGTCGTACGCGTCGGTGAGAGCATCGACGATGTCATCATTCTTCCCCAGGGGAAACACTCGCATCTCATCGAGTAGTGTACGGTTCCAGTCAGCTGCGACCATGTAGACATTGCCGCCAGCGACCTGCGACGCGAACGGTTCAGCGCGCACATCCTTCGATCCGGTCACAGGCAGGACTGTCACAGCACTACCATGCAACAGCCGAAGCATGTGCATCGCTTGACTCTTGCCAGCCTGGCCCGGGTCCTGCGGTAGTCGGATCCTGATGCCACGGCCATCGAGAGCAGCTGTCTGCTTTATAACTTTATCGCGCTGGTCGGTGTCATACTGGCCACGCACCAGATCGAGAATCCAGATGCGACCATCAGCATCACGTCCCATTTTGACGCCGACCGTGAAGTCACCACTTCCAGCTGTCGCTGCAAGGTCCCAGGCGCGGGACATCTTCGTGAGGTTCGGCGTGGCATGCTCGATGGTGATCCGGTCCGACTTGAAGAAACTTCCCTCGCGTGGTGTTGGATGTTGCTGGTACAAAGCGCTCCACCCGTAGTCGCCGCTGTTGGCAACCATCACCTCTTTGATGCGTCCGAGTTCCTTGACGTCGTAGCGTTCAGGCCAGAGAGCTTCGCCAGGCATTCGACCGATCTGGTCCTTCTCCTCCGCGATTGCCGGCAGGTTCAGCACGGTCCATCGATGAGGTTCCGAACTGATTGCGCGAGCGGTGATGTCGTCGTGATGCCACCTGGTCGAGACGATGATGAGAGCGCCCTTCGGTTCGAGCCTCGTGTATAGATCGTCGGTGTACCAGTCCCAGGCCTTGTCGCGGTATAGGGAGGACTCGGCATCCTCGCGACTCCTGATCGGGTCATCGATGATGATGCGCTTGAAGCCGACGCCGGTCGGAGGACTGCCTACACCACGGGCCATGAAGGTCCCCCCCTCCGGCAGTGACCACTCATCCTGTGCCGCGTTGTCTTTTGACAGTTTAGTCCTGGACGAAACGATCTGGCGCGACTTACGGGAGAAGCGCCTCGCGATGCGCTCATTGTAGCCAGTGACCAACACATTCGCGCTTGGATCTCGCTCGATGCAATAGGCGCCATAGCGCACGGTCACTGTCTCAGTCTTACCGTGGCGCGGTGGCATGTGAATCGCGAGTCTGTCGATCTCACCACGCTCCACAGCGTCAAGGTGTGAAGCGATGGCGATGAGATGCCGAGCGGTAAAGGACCAACCATTCGGCAAAGTCTCTCGAAGGTAGTCGAGATAACAGACAGCCGTCTGCGCGCTAGTTGTTGTCCTGGCTTGGTTCGGCTGCGGCGGAGAGAAGTTGTATCGAGAAGTTCGCAATGCGCTCATGGAGAGCTGCAATTTGGGCAGCTGATTGGCCATTGATGTAACGCTCACTCTGCGCTGTACGTGCTATCGCCTGTAGCGCCTTCAGGCTGTCCTCGAGCACTGATGTCAGAAGATCATCGAGAGACTTTGTCGGGAGAATCGTCGTGGTGATGTCATGTCGACTCTGTTCGACAGGAGTCGTCATTCTGTCCCTGATCGAGATGATGGTCGTGCGTGGTAATCCACACGACCGTGCAATGACCGAAGGACTTTGACCAGCGATCAAAGCCGATTCGACCTGTGCGAGAATCTCTGGTTCTGTTGTATTACCTCTTGCCATGATCCTATTCTGTCCCATCCTGGCGCACTCTGCGCCTGTAGTGCAGCTGTCCGTGGCATAAGTAGCACAGGACCTGCACATCCTCCATCAGCTCACCACCGAGTCTGATGTAGGTAATGTGATGCACATCGAGCTTGTAGCCGTCGTCCTGTCGACGGCCACACTGCTCGCATGTTCTACCTGACCGATCAAGCGCCTTCGTGCGAATGTCCTGCCAGCGCTGACTCCGCATGTACTTGCGACGGTAGTCGCGCCATGCCTCATCGACCTGGTCGCCGGATGCTCCGATGGCCTTGAGCAGACTGTAGGTGTTGGACCATGGCTTTGCCATGATGCTCCTTACGATGTTGTCCGTGTCCATGTGATCTCATCCTTGACCGGGTGATCTTCGCCCCACATCCAGTCAGTCGCGAAAAGCGACTCAGGGTCCAGTGTGAGACCTTGTAGAGTCTTCGACTCATCACCCGTATGCATCATGAATGCCTCATAAAGGTCTGAGTATCGGATGTAGACATCATGGTCAAAGCACACGCGTGTGATTGGTTTGCCATGCATCAAGTGTTGTATTACTTCTGAGAACTTCATTCTATAACCGTCCAATCTCGCGCCAGGACATCATTACCTGATAGTGTCGCGAAGCCTTTGCATCGCCAAACATTCGCGCCATCGAGCTCGTATCGCATGAGTGCAGATTCCACCAGCTGAATCTTGAACCGAGCGCCATCACGCCACACAGGACGCCCTGCGCGCACGTCTACAAGGATTTGTTCGAAACTCTTGCGACCACCCCAATTGTTTTGTTTCTTCCCGATACATTCTTGGAACTCAATCCGCAGTGAAGGTTCTGACATCAGCCACCTGTTAAGCATCATCGTCGGAAAACCAACCGATGCAGCTGCATTGCTTCGTGTCTCACCGCTTGCGATGAGCTCCGCCCACTTGATCACGGTCGCGGTCTTTTCATCGAGCGAGATGTAAGGGTCCATTTTCTTGACTGGCCTGTCTGGATTTTCTTCCCTGATCCATCGATGCAATGTCTTCTCAGACATATCCATAATCTCAGCTGTGCGTCGTATGTTGTGACCAGCAGCTCTCAGATCTTTGATTCGCACCATGAGGAGTTTCCGCTCCTCAATATTTGTGTTCTTCGACATTGATTCTCCCCTTCAAAGTAAAAGACCAGGCACACCGTTCGGATAGTGCGCCTGGTTCGTCAGCGAGTCGTTGGCAACCGGGAGAGGTTACTCGCTGGCGTCTTCACCGAAGGGGTCTTCGATGTCATCTGTCTTGATCGCTGGCTGTGCGATCTTGGTCAGTTTCTTCTTGGCACTGACTGGAGAAACGGACACGATGGCGTTCGTTTGATAACCACGCGTGTTGAGCTTGCTGTCGACAGTGACCATCCACTCCTTAGCCAGGAGCGAGTCGATGTCAAGGTCGTGAAACTCTTTTTGTGTCAAGCGGCGTCCGAGCATGCCATCGAGCAGGATAGTCAGTGCTGCCTTATCGGAACCATAGCCCTGTCGCGTAAACTTGACGAAGCGAAACGCGTTGCTGTTGCTATCGCCATACTCAGTGGTTTCGAAGGTGAAGCGGAAGTTTGGAAGCAAAACATTCGGATCATCGTACGATGGTCGGTCGATGCTCTCGACGTTTGCGAGACGGCAGACATAAGAGCCTGCGACAGCTGCTTCGAACTGTGAGGCGCCATCGTTGAACGTGGCGTTTGAAAAGAAACCCATAACTCTATTTCTCCTTTGGTCATATGACCACTCTGTGACAGTGCTGGCTCAGTTACCAATCCAAAAGGTTATTCCACCAGCACTGCCGAGTTGACATTACCAAACATCAAACCATCTGTCAAACATTTCGTCGATGCTGTTCCGTGGCCCAGCGTTAGCGCCCGGGCCGCAGGAACAGTTTCGACTTATACCCCTAAGCCAGCAAGCGTCTAAACATGCTGGCAGGGGGGTTTCCAAAGGGGGGATTTTCCTGACCTGTTCCCGTTTCTTTATCCTTAAGGGCGGAACAGGTCGGGAACAGGTCGCGGGAACAGGTCAAACGCCTATAAAAGACCAGTCGGACGGTAGAGTTTCGCGTTCCTGGGACCCTTGTCAAACGCCACTATTCGACTCGCTTCGAGGTCCGCGAGTGTAGCTGCAACAACTGATTTTCGACCACCACATAACTCTGCAAGACGTGCCTGTGAGATGCCTGGTGTTTCACTGATGAGCTCGATGAGTTTTGAGCGGATCTCTTGTGTGATGACTTCGCTCCTGGCGCCAGCGTCAAGCGTCCTGACCTTCGTGAGACCATCCTCATCGCGGATCTCGAAGGTCACATCGATGGCGTCCTCATCACTGATTAGACGGCCCTTCGTCACATACATGCGGTACAACCCGTTCGCCTGCTTCTCGACCGAATAGGCCATGTCAGCAGCTGCGACAATCTCCGCAGCGCCTCGCATACCTTCGTGCTTGACCGTCGAGTCAGTGCCGCCCTTGCGATTGTGGTGAGCGATCAGGACAGTGATTCCGTTGTCCAGGAGTTTCTTGAATGCGTCATACAACTTCCTCATCTGGCTGTTGTCGTTTTCATCCATGCCATGGATGCGGACCAGTGAGTCGATGAGCACCAGGCCAATACCCTGCGACTGGCAATGTTTCACGATTCGCTCCACATCAAGCGGTTGGTCGAACCTGATGCCTACACGGTTAAGGTAGCCCATTCCCTCAGCCGAGCGCATTCCGAGCTTCCTCAGCCGTTCTAAGACCTTCTGGACGCCCATCTCTTCATCGATGTACAACACTTTGGTCTGAGGGATGTCGAACTCGTTCAGCCACTTGTCGCCGAATACAGCTGCACGAATGAGATCGCACATCACCCACGTTTTTCCACTGCCTGGCGGTGATGACAGGTAGTGCAGTCCACCAGTTGAGAGAATGTTAGGGATAAGCCAGGACTGTTTACCGAGTTTCTCCTCCTCGACCTCCATCCGTGTCCAATCCCATACCTCCCAAGGAGCGAGAGTCTGGCCACCAGGTAAGTCATCAGGCACGGTACCTGCTGCCCATTGTGACCAGAATCGACCGACTGTCTCGAGGATGACTTCGCGGTCCAGTGGCGGATCACAATATGTGTCACTCCACCAGACGGCTTGAAGCTGCGCGACGTCGATGGTGTAGCGCTTTGCGCGGAGAAAACCCAAGAGTGTCACGAGTGCGTTATTACGGCCACCGAAGGCGCCACCCGATGCGGGGTGAGGTTGCCACAGTTTGTCCCAGTGGTGCTCACCATGTGCGATGATACGGGCATGCGTCTGCATGTCTCCGGCAACCATGAGCCGGAGATCGTCCAGTGAAAGTTCTTCCATGTTGTTCCTAGTCTGTGAATGTCTGCGTGTCCAGCGCAGTGGTAACCAATATACGACACTCCTCGGCATGTGCGATCATGCCCATCAATCTCATCTGCTCGATGCCGACGATGGTGTGATTGAAACAGTACAGCAAATAGTCGCCGTGCTTGTACTTGCCCAGATTCCAATTGCCACGTTCGCGCTTTGGAAGGTCCCCCGCTTTGGCGGCGATCAAAAGGCGTGACCACTCATCGCCCCATGGATGCGTGGATGTCGTCTCCTCGACGATTCTGGAGGCTTCTGGCGGGTACTTTGCGAGTTCAACCAATCGAGGTAGTTCGCGATTCTTCCAGTTTAGAGTCCCAGGAACTCGTAGGATTCTTGACGGGTTCTTGCACTTGACGTCAGCGGACGCCGAGAGTGTGAGCATCCATCTCTCGAGCAGCTGTATAAACTCTCGCTGTTCTGTTGGCTTAGTCCCAATGCCAGCCATTTTGAGTCGCCGGTAGCAGTGGAGACCCTTCCCCGAGCGTACCGCGACTGTAACTCTAGCAAGCGTTGCAGTCTCATCCAGACCAGCAAGATCATCAATATCGCACCACACCACAGCAGCAGTATGGACATCATTGTCCCGTCCTCCTTTTCGCCAGCGTGGAAGAACGCCGACGTACACATCATCTCCAGCGTCACTCCACTGGATACACGCTTCGCCGATGCCGGTCCAGTCTGCTTCCGTCCTTGGAAGTTCCCAGAAACGCATCTGCACCTTGCCCTGATTCATCGTTCGAATCTCGACGAAGCCGTCAGAGTACGGCTCGAAAAGCCATGACAGAAATGTCACGGCCTGTGATACACGATTCATTATTTCCCCTTACAATCCTGCATGTCCAAGCAGGTTCCGACACATTACCGCAAACAACCGATGCAGCCCATCGAGATAATCGACGCCTATGGTCTCGACTTCAAACGAGGGAATGCCTTGAAGTACCTACTCCGCGCAGGTTCTAAACCCAACGAAGAGAAGAACGACGATCTACTGAAAGCGGTCTGGTACCTCATCTGTGAGATGCACAGCATCGAGCTCGCCGATGAGATCAACGCGCAGCTGTTAGTTGATGCCACTCGCGATGCCTAAGTACTTGCATGTCGCTTCGACTGCTTCGTCCCAGGAATAGGCGACAAACCAAAGATAAGCATCACCAACAGACTCGCGAAATGCGATCTGTCCTGATGTCAGCTTGTTCTTGCCCGCCTTCATTTCAATCCACATCCCGCAGTGTTGCCCCATCTGGATCGGGATGAAGATGTCCCAGACGCCAGCCTTGAGTCCTTCGGACTTCATGCGGCCACCTGTGGCCTTGCTTCGATAGCCGCCATTCGGCACAGCGAAGATTGTTCCCAGGCGCGCATCGTTACCACTCATCACGCGGCACCAGTTGAAAAACGCGATCTGCTGTTCTGACTCTGTCATAGTTCCATCCTCTCAAAAATCTCCGCCAGGACATCAGCCCCAGCGGCCACCCGTAGTTTGTCGATTGCGCGCACCTGAATCTGTCTGATGCGCTCGCGACTGTAGCCGATCAGGATTCCAACGTCCTCGAGTGACCTGCCGTCCGACAGACCGTCGAATCCAAAGCGAAGGCGAAGACATGCGATCTCTCGATCTGTGAGGACCTCCATGACCGTGCGCAGCTGCGCGTAGAGAATCTCTTTGTCCAGGTGATCACCGACTGGCGGTTCATTCGATGCCATGAAGTCGTAGCGACTTTGACCGTATGCGTTCGGTTCATCGATGCTCGAGACCAGCTTCACATCGTGCTGGAGGATTTCCGTGAGCGACTTCACATCGAGTGATTCGATTTGCTTGTGCAGGTATCGCGGGTAAGTGTGCACGACCTCACGGACGTACGCGAGAAGTTCCGCCGGTGTTGGAGTCTCACCGTGCTTCAGGATGTACTCCTGGCGCGAGACTCTAATGTGAGACAGTTTAGCGATGGCGTGTGACGGTAATCTGATGTCACGACCACGGCTCTCGATGCCGCGACCGATAGCCTGGCGGACCCAGTTGGTCGCGTAGGTGCTGAAGCGGTGACCGAGTGACGGGTCATAGCGCTGGACCGCGTGGTGTAGTCCGAGCATGCCATCCGTTAGCATGTCCTCGTGTTCGCATCCACGGCCCCTGAACTTTTTGGCGATTGCGCTAACCATCCTGACGTTGTGATTGACGAACTCAGCAGTCGCTTTGTCTTTGTCTTTGTCAGTGCCAGCCTGGACCATTCGACCCAAGAAGAACTCCTCCTGTGGCGTCAGGAGTCCAGTGGTGCTGGTGCGTCTACTGCCTCTGTACTGCGACCAGGTTGTGATGGCCTCAGTCACGAGACTGCATCGCCTGGTGTGCACGGTGATCCGGACTGTTCGGAGTGTTCCAGTCGGATGCGACCAGACACGAGAACCAGACAGCACCAACGACCAGGACGAATGTCCCGACCATCTGAATGCGCCGCTGTGTCCGGAGTCGTCGCTCGCGCTTGAGCTCACGCTGTGAGCAGATTCCACAGATGCGATGTCCACGGCCATAAGGCACGACATTTTGTCTGTTGCATACGATGCACGAAAGTTTGATGTCCATTGTCCTAGTCCTATTCTGTCTATTGCGGGAGCTGCTGTCCTGCGCGTTTGCAGTGCAGCCAGTGTGCGACTTCGATCTCTGTGCGACCAACCACGTCAGCGATGCGCTTGATGGTTGAGATGCGTACCGCGTAAGCTCCTGAGAGCATCCGGCACACTGCACTCTTATTGATGCCGAGTCGCTCAGCGATCTCGACCTGTGTGAATCCATACATGTCATCGTTATACACACAGTTGACACATTATGTCAACCTATGCTAGGATGTTGATGTGGCGGACACCACACGAAGGAACAGGACAATGAAGGCAAACACTGAAACCATAACAATGGCAGAAATATGCAATGACGTAATTCGCACGTACGAAGAACTGTCACCAGGACTTATTGAAGTTATCTGCATGGAGTGTTTGTGCATGTTGAGCGAACAATCTGACGCATATCAACATATGTGGAAATGGATTGACAGCAACATGATCGACTGGGACTACATCTACAAAACAATCAACTAAGGGGGACAGGATGGACGAACGAATAGAAATGAAGTGGAAGTGTGGACACACTGAGACTCACACGTTTGGATACACGACCAACGACATGAAGGCGAAGATGCGCCTCATGGCGTCGACGCTCGGAGTCTGCATGATGTGCAGCACACAAAAAGCAGCTGACGATCACTGGACGCAGATGCAGATTCTGCTTCGGCCACGCACCATCGTGATGACTGGATCACAGCGACAGGTCGAATGGGCACGTCAGATTCGCGCATCGATGTATGACAGTCTCGCTGTCATCCATGACCAGCTGCGCCTGGCGCATCTTGACCAGCATCACGAATGGGGAGCTATTGTGATTGCACTGCGACCCGTGCTCGAGGAGCTGCGCCGCTGGCGCCTGTACACGTACGCTGGTGACATCATCGAGCATCGCAACATCACATGGTCTCAGATGTTTGGAGACGCTTTGAACAGGGCAGGATTAAGAATCAAGGGGTTAACGAAATGACAATGTCGGAAACAATCGGCGCTATCGCGCCAGCGCTGGTCAAGGCCCAGGCTGAGATCAGGCCAATCGTGAAGGACAGCACGAATCCAGCGTTTCGCTCGAAGTACACTTCGCTCGATGCCATCATGGAGGTCGTTCGACCAGTGATGGCGAAACATGGTCTGTTCGTTGTGCAGTCGGTGCTGGACACCATCGACGGTGAGCATTCGACCAGCATCATGGTCGAGAGCCGTGTGATACATGCCAGCGGTGAGTGGATCGCTGGTGTCGTGCAGGTCCCTGTGATGCAACAGACATCGCATGGATTCGGATCAGCGCTCTCGTATGGTCGACGCTACAGTCTCAGCGCTCTCTTGTCGCTTGCATCAGATGAGGATGACGATGGAAATGGAGCTGCACAACAGCAACAGGCACGGCCACAGATCAAGCCAGGACCGCCACAGCAGACTACGCTGCGTAAGCTTGCACCAACACCGAAGCCGATACCTGGTTATCACAACGGGTCACATTTCGTTATCGGAGAAGAGGACCCTAACGCATGACATCAGAGTGTTATTACTGCGGAGTGATGTACTGTCACTCCGCAAAGAAAACAGGCGATCACATGCCAATACCTGAACGAAACGGAGGCACGGACATTGTTCCGTGCTGTGCCGGTTGTCATGACATGAAGGACAGGATTCCACTACACGACTGGCATCCTGTCGCATGGAAAGAAATCAATGCTTCGTGGCCCTTGTACGGACGTTATACGAGATTATTCCTAGCGAAGGCATTGTCATTGATGACTGACTTTAATGCAAGAGCTCGAGATCAAGAGGAGGTAAACGATGACATTTGATAGAGCAGTAAGGGCTTTATTGAATGGTAAAGCCATACGACGAAAAGGCAAGAAATATATCCGCATAGGACAAACTGAGACAGAGCATTGGTTGGAGGGACCGAGTGGTTTTTGCATAGCCAGCTTGAGCGTGGATATTGATTGGATCACAGCAGATGATTGGGAATGCGGAACATACAATCAGAAAACGCATACTGTTGATTGGGACAATGTTGTTTATGATGGACACGAACGACCAATAGATAGGCTCCCAGACACAAACGTACGCAGGATGACCGGATGAAATTTGAATTAGCATTTGAAGCCATGCGCCACGGGTATTGCATCACCGTGCAAGAAAACAAAGCTCTCTGGTACAGATACGATCAAGGCATGCAGGCTGTGCGTGCATACGTGAACAGTCTGTTTATGTCATACAGGCTTGATTTCCCTACTGACCGCATCATGACCGATCGATGGCAGGTTGGTGTTTTCATTGAAGGAAACTCACCGCTGTGGCTTGACACGGAAAACGTTCACGACATCGAGCAGATTATGCAGTATGCAGAGATCGCACTGGAAGAACGCGAGCAACGATTGGCAGGTATCAGATGACGAAACTTGTATGGATAACGCCCGATGCTGAGAAGGTCATCGGGTATTGCGCCAGGGTCTCGAACCCGACAAACCAGGACAATCCTGACGTCACTCGACTGCTTCGATATTGTGTCGGTCACGGACACTGGTCAATCTTCGAGATGGCCAGCATGTGCATCGAGGTCAAGACCACGAGAGCGATCGCCGCGCAGCTGCTTCGACATCGAAGCTTCAGTTTTCAGGAGTTTTCGCAACGATACGCAACCGTGGTCGAGGACATCGAGGTCCCAGAAATGCGCCTCGCTGGCGCTCACAATCGCCAATCAAGCCTGCCACTACCGAAGATAGAAGAACTGACCAAGGAGCAGCAGGACGCGCTGTATTTGGTCGGGTCATCAATCGAGTTTGCGACCGACGTCTATCGCGATCTCATCGCACATGGCATGTCTGCGGAGACTGCTCGAATGGTCCTACCGCTGTGCACTCCGACCACGATGTACATGAGCGGAAGCATCCGCTCGTGGATTCACTATGTGCAGCTGCGTACACGCCAGGACACGCAGCTCGAGCATCGCGACATCGCCCAGGGAGTGCAGAACATAATGCTCGAACATCTGCCGATAACGATGGAAGCACTCGGTTAAGACCATACTGGTGTGGAGGTTTTTATATGGCACGTAAACAAACAGCAGACAAAGAGATCACACGCGTAGAAGAAAAGAAAGAAGGACTACTGTGGCTGCTCAAAGCAAGCGAGCACGAGATCCTTGAGCGCCTGAATCAGGATGGCGCGCTGATCTTCATTCATCCTGCGCTCGATGGCGTGGTCTGTTTCCGCATCGAAGAGAATCCAGCACATGATCAAAAAGTGGTGCATGTCTGGCGGTAAATGTATAGTCGTTATGCCGGTGCTCCCACATCGGTGAACGAACAACTAACCAAACAGAAACCATCTGTCGCATGGCCCCGGTTTACCGGACGAAGCCCATGCATACAGATGGTTTTTGGTTTGTCAGAAGTTGACGAAGCCGAAGCCGCCGAACTTCCCGAACTCGTGCCAGTTTCGCTTTTTGGCATACAGACCATCGCCATCACGCTCGACTGAGAGTTCGTCGCTTGGCTCCGGTGACGTGTTGCCCTCGACTGTATAGACACCCCACTCCTCGACCTTCGTGACGATGCCGATGTGAGCGATGCGAGAGAGAGCCGAGAAGTAGAACAGCGCCAGATCACCGCGCCGTGGTCGCTTCGTGGTCGTAGCATCTCGAATGTGCTGGACAGGCAACCACAACGAATTTGCCTTAAACCATCGCGACCAGTCTGGACAATATGCCGATCTTGGAAACGTCTCATCGTAAGTGATGCCGAGCTGCGTGGCTGCTTGCTTATGCCTGAACCGGACGTGTGCCGCGCACCAGGGGGAACCAGCAGGAACCGGAGGTTTGCAGGATGCTTGATACGCTTCGACTGCTTTGCCTCTGTTCTCGCCGACTTCCTGGACGCCAATGTTTGCGATGGCGAGATCTGTCGACAGTAGTGCTATTCGTCGTTCATCCATGTTGTATACTCCTATTGTCCAACCGGTTTCTAGTTCCTAGTCCTCACGCCTCCAGCACCCCTCTGGAGGCGTTTCCTTTTTAACTAAAGGTCTCTGCGTCATCACTGCTACTCACGATTGTGATGCCATTCGTCGTGTGTGTGTATATGATGTAGACCACTCCGAGGCGCCAGTAGCAGGCGATTTCATCATCCGACACATTGCCTGTCACGACGGTAGAAGCAGCTGTAATAACGTTACCCATCGGGTCACGCTTGACTCGGTCAATGTTGCTCGACGATGTGCGGAAAAAGATGTATTCCATTCCGTTTGGCGACACGCAGACAGTGCCATGTGTGCCGGTTCCGATTGTAGTTGCCACGCTGACTGTGTTCCCTTCGTCCTCGGTTGTGTACCGCTTGATGGTCCCGCTTGTGTCGTCCACGATGATGATGAGCGCCATCGAACCGCTGTTCTTCTGATACGCCAGCGACAGACATTCGGCGTTCGTGATCGGGGTCGTGACCTCATCCCAGTTGGTCCCGTTGTGCGCCCTGGCGTGATACAGCTTGACACCGCCACCAGATGTCACGACGCCATACGTCGCTTGCTGTGCCGGACTGACGTCAGCCGCCGTGCAGTTCCCCGACAGCACCTCTGTGCGAAACACTGCGCGCTGTCGCTTCGCGCTATACATCGGATTCACACCGACCGAGTTTAGACTCTCGATGATGCTGTGATTGGCTTTGCCGAGTCCAAACGGTGAGCCTGTCTGGTAGTTGCCCAGCGCATCGAAGGTCGAGTCAGTGCCTCGAGATGATGAGTCACTTGAGAGTTGAAGCGTCACGGTCCCAGATGTCGCCGGATCTCCAGCTGTGTCCAGGACAATCCCGTGCGCTGGCCCTCGAAGAATGGCCCCGAATGGCAGATACAAAGCACTGTCCGTGCCACCATTGACATCGAACGGGTCATACAGATCGGGAATAAAGTCGCCGTTTATTGAGTCGAACAGCGTCTGTGCTGTGATGGTGCCGGTCGCGATCTCGAAGCCATACGCGAAGTCTGTTCCGGTTGTGGCGTTCGGTGTTGCGAGGATTCCGCCACCATATAACCACGTGGAGATACCAGTGCCACCATTTAGGAAACAGTCCCTCAGTGGAGGCTGTGAGACGCTACAGGTACCACTGCCCGGGTACGCCACGGAGTTCGTCGCGGTCCAGCCAGGATGCCGGACAATCGAATCATCGGAGGTATTGATTTGTCCGACAAGGTCCACGATAGTCAGCGGTGTGACACTGTAGCTCGTGACGCCAGTCGAGCCACCGACGGTCTTTTGCCATCGATAGTCGCTCTCTTCTTCGTGCCTGCCATCGTTGTTCTGTTGCCAGAAGCGCCTCGAATAGTAATACGTCGTGGTGTCGACTTCGGCGACGATGGCAGGTGTGATGCGCTCGTGTTCGTAACCGAGGCCAGATGGAACATAATGCGAGTTCGTGAATCCGTTGACCGTGTCCTGCTTGAGTGTCGTGGTGCCGAGGTCAATCGCGCCTGTAGCGATGCGTAGACGCTGGCATGACGTGATGCCCCAGTAAGCCGAGTCTACGCTCTCTGAGCCAGCGTACGAACTGCTAGCGGTATTCTTCCTCGGATAGGGATTGTCCTTGCCATCGGTGAGTGGAAGTGCAGAGACAGACCACGCATCCGGACTGCACAGGTCGATGGTCACCGTCTGATACGACGTAGTCGCAGCTGTGACGTTCCATGTCTTCGTGTTGCCATGGTAGTCAGTGATGACGAATGTTCCAGCGACTGAGGTCCCGCTTTGCGCCTTGATCTGGATGTCCAGATAGCGATATCCCGACATGCCTTCGTATGGCGCGAACAGTCGGTCGTTACCTGTTCCGGCAATGCTTCGTGTCGTGGCATATGCCAGACTCCAGCCGTTGAACCTAAAGCCACGGAACATGCACCGCGTCTCTGTATTTGCTTCACCGACAGCTGTAAGTGATGCACCAGTGATGGCACACGAGATGCTCGCCGGAACATCATCGAGCGACGTGGTCAGCGTGTTCGACCCGTAGTCAGGATCCGTCAAGACCGTCGTGGTCGCATAGTCCACGAAGGTATCTGACCCCGACATCGAGCCTGTTCCAGTTATCGCCCTGGAGGAACCGTCGAAGCCAGTCACGGTCACGGTGAGTGAGTCTGGGTACGATGTCGACCACGCCCTTGTGCGACCAATGACAGCTACACTGCGATCTAGACACGAGCTCGTGCTGATGGTGGCACTGGCCGTTGAAACAATGCCGAAGCCGTCAGTCGTTCCCAGGACACTCAGACTCCACTCCGTGGCGCTTTGTGCATGGAAGGTGTGAGCATGCGTGATGTCATGAACTGCGACAGCGTTTACCTTCACCAGTGACACCGCGAAGTCATGACGTACGTCACCGGAACTGAATCCATTTGCACTCAGGATCGCGGTGTAGTCTGCTGTTCGCCTCGATGTCGCAGCTGCGGACACGCTGACTGATCCGCCATTCGCGGTGATACTACAGGCCGCCGTTGCACCACTCGTGGTCATCTCATACCAGCGATACGCAGTCTGTGGAGGGAACACTGTCGGCGCCACACTCGAGCTGTAGGCTGTCTCAGTGACATCCCAGAGCTTATCTGTCGACACCGATGCTGTGAATGTGCCAGCACATGTCACACTCACATCTTTGTATGTCGTGGCGCCGGTTTCACTTCCAGACGCGAGCACCACGTATCCGCTGTTCGTCGATCCGTGTCCGTTGTTTACCGCTAGGTTCGCACGAAGTTCCCACGTCCATGCCGAACCAGGTGATGGTGCATTGACCGTTGAAACAATAGCAAGTGAACCAAGAAAACCTAGATGTCCGCCGAACGAAAAGTCTGTGAAGTGCGTGTCGTAGTCAGGCTCGAGAGGTTGCGTCGCGAATGGATTCCAGATGCGTTCTGTGACGTTTTGCGTATGCGACATCGTGAGCGTCGATGTTCGTGTCCCGTCGATGTAGGCCACTATTCGCTACCGTCATTCAGGTATAGACCCCGGTACACAGCACGTCGAAACTGTTTCACGCCAGCCTCGACCACGAACTCGATCGTCGGAATCGCGATGATGCGATAGACACCCTTGATGGTCACTCCGTCAGGCTGCATGATGGTCACCACGTCACGGACCCAGAGAGGTCTATTGTCGTTGCTTAAGACAAGAAAGTCACTCTCCCACTCGATCAGGATTCGACCTGTCATGAGTCGGTCTTTGAGGACGAGCATAGCCTCATAAGCCACAGAACTCGATGTGATGCTCGGATCACTGAGGATGTATGGCACAGGTCGGCCACGCCAGTTGTATGGCCTTGACGCAGGAGCAGTGCCAGCAGTCTGACTCGCATCGTCAGCATCATAGGAATAGATCAGGTCGCCATTGCGCGGATCCTGTCCAATGACTGTGATCTGATTGCACTCTGGAGACTCATAATGACCGGTCATCTTCCGGACCACGCGCTTCTGTTGAAGAGCCGCAGTGACGCCAGCAGCAGCTGCGGCAGGGACACTCTGGTACAAAGTCATGACGCTGACCGATGAGAGGTCTAAAGGAGCCGACCACTGGTATTTGTAGCCACTCGATGTCGGAGACCATCCCGTGATGAAGGTCGCGGCGTAGTCGGTTTTAAGTTTGCCAATCATCGAAGCGATCGTGTCACCACGCTGAGGGACAAAGTTTGAATACCCGCGAGCTATGTCTGGACTGCGAGAAATATTGATTCCGACCGAGTCGTTATAAAGCAGGTAAGTTGCCGGAGGATATCCAGCCATCGTCATCATGTCACCGATGGCGTTTTGTGCTGTGTACCCGTCGTAGAGGATTCCGTCCTGGAAGTAATACAGCTCAAAGTCTCGTGAACGATCCTGTCCTTCAAACTGTAACGTCGAGAACTTTAGACTCGTATCACCCTGCTCATACTGAATCTGCGGAGGCGCCAGTGTCCCGCGAAAGATATCGGTGTAGACAGCTGGGTCAGCGCTGTTCGAGATAGCGACACGTATCGGACGGTCGCCTGTGATCTGCGGCTGTGCCACTCCAGCATCGAGGAGTTTCTGGCGCCTGGCGCTCATCTTTAGAGTGGTGCGCGAAGTCTCATCAACACTCAATACCAAATTATCGATGTACTGTGTGATGTCGACTGGACCATTGTATGTCGATGTTGCAGCTGGTGTGCTGCTGGCCATTGCCGCAGAGACACCATAGGTCTGCGTGTATGGACTCGGAGTCGTGATGGTCACCTTGATCCGCAGATTCTGAATGATGCCATCTGGCGTGTACGCAGAAAAACCATCGGTTACAGCGACGGCTGTAGTGACAGTCCCTGCGGATGTTCCAACGACATCACCCCACAACTGCGGGACGAATGTCGCACCAACCGGAGGTGGATATCGGAGCGTGATGTTTTTGGAGTAAAAGATTCCAGTCGTCTCATATGCGACAGGCGCGATCTGCACTGTCGGTCGACCATATGGAACCTTCCAGGCGAAACTTCCAGACGGAAGGATGACGTTCCCCTCGACGTCATTCAAGTCCTCAAACATATGGCAGAAGTTAGCACCGAAGGTCGAGGTCACCAGCACCTCACGACGCTTGAGCGGGATAATCAAAAGGCTGACCTGTCGCTGACCGACAGCACTGGCAGTGGTTACAGCTCGACCAGGATTCTTGTTCGTGTCGCTTTGATCATAGACACCTTTTTGTATGCCATTCTTGTAAACGATGCATGAGCCGTCGCCACGGAAAACCATCTCCACTGTCGATGCGGATCCATAGCCCCACTGCACTCGAAGGAATGGTAATGAACTTTTATCGACCCAGTTTGGGACGTACGCGGAAATGTACCATCCTTGGTTGGCAACATACGACGCAGTCGTTTTGACATACTCCGCATTCGCAGTGCCGAGCGTCGTCGCTGTCAGGTAATAATCACCCGCCGCATTGATCTCCATCTGCTTCCACACAGACCCCGTCACGAGCGTGTAGGCGCTTCGTGGCACTCTCGCATAGAGTCCGCTGTAATTGCTAGACCATGCTTCGGTGACAGGGAGAGGTGCTGGCATCGCCGTGTTCGTCACACTGTCAAACCAGCCGGTAGAGTTCGCACGGTCCCATGAAGTTCCGTCGGCACCAACACACACGCGCCCTAAGCCAGGACGTGGCTCCGGACAGTCGACCTCGACTTTTATCGGCCAGTTTGTAGCCATCTAGATTCTTCTCATTTCAGTGACCAGGTTCTGACGTCCCTGCTGGATCATCATCTTCCGCATCGCGCGCTCGAGGTCCGTAGAAGCCGGGATGAGTGTCTGCGGGATGATACCGACGCCACCAGTGTTCGTCGCGTTGTTCCCTGCATTGAGTTCGGCAGCTGTCACACCGATTGCGCCCAGGCGTCCGCCACCGAATGTCTGTTTTCGAAGGTCAAGCAGATCTCGAGTGCTTCCGGTGTTCTTCGCGATCTCATAGAGATGACCTTCCATCGACTTCGCCATGTCCACGAATGCGGCCTGCATCCTCGCCGCATATGCCGCTATGTCGACCATTGTATTGATCAGGCCACCGCCCTTGCCTTCGGTAGACTTTGCTGCAGCAGCAGCTGCTTCGGCTGCTTTGCCTATTGTTGGTTTTGTATCTGGAGGCGAAAGTGCTGTGGTGCCTCCAGTCTTCTCGCCGCTTTGCTCCATACTGTCAAAAATGGCATTCATTCCATAGATAGCGGCACCAGCAGCTACAACACCAGCGAGAACCTTTGCGATACCAGCAGGACCGGCCAGTGCATTGACCAATGCCTCACCCGCCGCTATTAACTTAAGGCCGTTTGCCAGCTGCTTCATGACTTTGACTAGGGTAATGATGCCATTGACAATCTGGACTGCAGTGATGGCAGCCAGTGTCGCAGCGATACCCATAAGGATTGTCTGTGCAGCCGAACCATTGACCTTGACAGAGTCAAAGAACTTTGTGATATCTTCAAGACCTTTTGTAATGGCTGGCGTCACAAGGGCCAAACCTGCACCGAAGATATCACCGACCTTGACCTTGAGTTGTTCAAACGAATCGACGATGGTTGCCATCTGCGAATTTGTATTCTTCGCCATGCGCTCCGTCATACCGCCGTACTTCTTGTCAATGACGCGAAACAATGCGTCGAGTGTTTCTGACGCACTCGAGATCAAGGTTCCGTTTTTGTCGAACGTGATTCCTTCGCCAGCAAAATCCTTTTTGGATAAGCCGAACATCGAGAGAGTTTCGGAGTCTGGCATGATGCCTTGATTCAATTTGCCCATCATGTTGACGAGCGACTTGAGATGCTCTTCGTCAGCACCGAATGCCGCGCCAAGATCCGCGAGTTTCGGGAGTGCCTTCTGCGCGTTCAAACCCATCGCCTGCAAACCGACTGCGGCGTTCGCGAGCTGCTTTGTGGTGAAGGGTGAAGGACCGGCGACTTCGCGAACCTTCGCCATGACCTTCGCTGCTTCGGCTGCGGATCCTGTAACGACTTCAAGTCGTGTGGCTAGTTCCTGAGCTTCTCCGCTTGCAGTGAGTGCAGACTTCCCAAATGCGATCAGGCCACCCATGGCACCGAGTGTGGCTCCAAGTTTTCCAAGCTTTGACAGCTGGTCGCCATAACTCACAGCCGAAGATTTACTATGGTCTAAAGCATCAGCTGTCGACTTTGCTTCAGCCTTGACGTTCTTCAGCCCCTGGACTGCATCGCCAGCGCCTGAAACTTTGAATACAATGTCGAAGATGCCAAGCGCCATTAGAGTGTCCTTTTAGCCATGACCGACATGACGGCCTTGACAATTTCCACGATCTGATTGTCCCAGACTTCAGCCGCCCATGCGACTTCAGCGAACTCGTCCAGGCTGAAATCGGTCTCACGGGGATGGCGCTTCAAATGCCGCACACTTGTGTACAGTATCGTCTGCGCCACCCCGCTTAGTCGTTTGGGACTTCGTCTACCGCCGCTGCAAAGTCAATCGGAAACGCTTTGGCGAACTCAGCCACGACATAGAGGTATATGTCAGACCGGTCTCGAGCGAGCTGCGCGAAGCGCCTTCCAGGATTGATTTCACCATCGCCAGGCTGAATCACATAACACCGTGCCATGATCATGAGGATTTGCAGCATCTGTGCTGGGAACTCAGGGTATGCAATCTTTAACATCTTCTCAACTTCGGGCCGAGGAAACAGATCGGATGCCTTTGGTTCGCGGAAAACGATTTGACCTGGCGTTCCGATGAACCGCTCGATGTCGACTACGAGATTCGGTCGACCCTCTAGTTTGGGAATGTTGTCAAAGATTGAACTCAAGTTATGATCCTGACAGACCAGTGATTCCGGACACGCCAAGCTTGATGGTCGCGGTTTCGGTCTGTGTTTCTTCCGGAGTCAGGGACAGCCCTGCTTCAGTAACCATACCAAAATACTTGACCACGTTGCCAGCAACGGAACCTGCACCATCGAGGTCGACATCAATCTCACACCCGAATCCAACTTTCGACGCGAACAGAGGACCAGTGGTGTTGTCGATGTACAGCTCGAGGTTGACTGTTCCTGCCTGTGTCGTCGGAAGTGATGCCTCATAGACCGCGCACAATGCTGTCGCATTAACCATGTTCTGTGTGATAGTTGCGCTGAAGCTCTTAGCCAGACACTGGACCGAAGTCGCAGTCGTGGTCGGAAGCGCGATTGTGTCACCAGTCAATGCGGCAGCAGTGAAAGTGACGGTAAGTGTTACATCTTTAGCGAGAAGCGGACGGGCCATAGTTATACCTCTGGTGTTATTGTGGCAACGTAAATCTGAGCGATGCCATTATCGACGCGACCATCCTGCGACACGTCGACAGATGAACTGACGGATGCGCGATTCAGGAAAAAGACAGGAGTCGTCGAGTTTACTGTCTGTCGGTTTAGTAGTGTATCGATTCGGTCCACGACGGCCTTGATGCGCGCCATCGAGACAGCACCAGACTGCGTGTCCCAGCACCACACCTGGTGCACGGAACTGGTGAGGATTCGACCGCCACACATGGCTGTGGTATCGTCCTGGCCAGCGTCAGTGTGACGTACCACGATGTATGGAACCTGTGGCTGTCGGAGGCTGATCGGGTCCTTTTCCGGAGCGAGGTACAAATAGATACCTTGCTGGTACGAAGGCGATCGGTTGTCTACCGCCAGCAGTCCCTGAAGCGTTGCATCAGCTGTGAGTGTGTCATAGATCCACTCATCCACGACTAAGGATTCAACCATTGAAGTACTTCCTCACTACACCCTGGAACACACTCCATGCCTTCGTGCTGGCAGGTATTGCGAACGGTCGATTCTTTTGGAACTCGAGAATCTTGCCGTAAGGCGCCGCGATGGAGATCACATATTCGTAATCGTTAACTTTGCCAATCGTGATCGAAGTCCGCAGGAATCCAGTTCGCACAGCCGGTGCTTGTCCTGGCGCTGATGCTTGATAGACTGTCCCGCCGACCTTATAGCGTCGTCCTGACTTTGCGCCTGTCATCAGCGCGATCATGCCAGTGTACGAAGCGCTCACTGCATTCTGGAGAAATACAGCCAGCATGCGAAAACGGACCTCCGCGTCATCGAAGCCGGACAGGTCGACCTTGACGGTCACGGTGCTAGGACCTCGATGAGCAGTGGACCGAAGCGTCGCACGGTAGTCGAGACGGTGAAGGACAAAGTCAAGCGAATCACAGCTGCTGTTGGATATGCAGCCGGGTTCAGGATCGTCACAATGCCCTGTGAGGACAGAGACTTCGTGAGTGTGGCTGTTCCTGTCACGAAGGAGTACGCGACGCCTGTGGCCGCATTCGTGTATGTCGCCGCAAGAGTGCCTGTCGTGATGTCAATCGGAGACCCGTTGTCATCGACCAGGCGCACCACGTACGTGTGCCAGTCTCCGGTCCAGGCCGCGATTTGCGTGACCTGTTCGGGATCTTCGGTGATCTGTAAAATGTTTACGCTCATACTGGCCTCACATACAATCTCAATGGTCCAAAGATCTGCGTGTCAGTCGCGCCTGTTGTCCTGGTCACAGTCACAGTGTACGTGCCAGACGTGTTCGTCACCGTAGTCGTGAGACCGAATGTCAGGCGACCATTGTCCGCATACGTCGCAGTGCCAGCGTACGACGCCACGAGTGTTCCCGCTGAACTGTAGACCTTCGCTGTGACGGTCGCGCCAGTGATGTCGATGCCTGTGCCATTCGCGTCAGTGACCTGGACATCGATGCTCGTGGCGGTGCCGACATTGACATCAAGCGGCTGATCAGCACCTAAGCCATCAGCTAGGAGTTGATACGGTCCGATGTGTACGCTGGTCGCAGCTGACACAGGCGTCAATAGCTCCGCGCTGATGTAGTCCGTGCCATTGTGAAGTAGCGCGCCAGACAACTCGGATGCAGCTGCTGCTGAATCGACAATCGCGTGGACATTAGCATGGATGTGGAACGATGTCCCGACATCTGCAGGACGATTGTCGACCGTTGTCTTTAGTGTTCGTGCTCCAAACGTAGATGCTGTTACGTGCGATGTGTATGGCTCATCCCAGACCGCTGCGGCTGTCTGCGCTGCCGTCAATCCACCACTTGAAAGTGTAACGGTCAAGACTGCTCCGTTCGTGCCAGAGGCACCACGCACCACGATCGTGACATCAGATGCGCCAGCCGCGAAAGCCGCGTTAGGGACATCGAGCCGATACACGCCCGGCACTAGGGAGGAATCAATCTCAGCAAAGCCACCAGATGTCCACGCGCCTGTTGCTGTCTGCGTTACCAGTGTAATAGCCACCGGAGCGCTTTGATTGCGGACGTAGTATGCCGCTAGAC